GGGTAAGGCGCAGTCCTTGCCGTACTTCAATTACTTAGCCAGGCAGGCGTTCGATGTAGCAGTCGAGCGGATAAAGGAGGACACCACCTCAGCAGTAGATGGAAAGGCGGCTGCTTACAAAAAGTTCGCCACTTATCTGACCGTTCTCCCGCCCAAGGTAGTCGCCATGCGGGCGATCAGCGCACTGGTAACTTTCCTCGCTGCTAACTACGCACTCAGGGACGGGCAGCCTGTTGGCAAGGCGGCGGTCAGCGCTGTGGGCCGGGCCATCTATTACGAGTACCTGATGCAGCACTTCTCTACCGCCGCCCCGCCGCTGTTCAACACGATCATGCGGGAGTTCAGCAAGACGCTGACTCAGGACGAGGCGAGCATCGTTCGTCGTTTCCGTCTGGAATACACCCGGCGCGGGCATGAGTTTCCGCTGTGGGAGTTCGGGGACCAGCAGAACGTGGGGCATTATCTGCTTCGGGTGCTGACTGAGTCTGGGCTTATCGAGCAGTGGGTGAATGTGGACCGCATCCTTGGCAAGCCCCGGAAGCGTGCGTACATCAGGATTCATAGTGACCTGCAAGAGAACATAGACAAGATCGCTGAGTACGCCGTCTCCGCCCCGTCAGTGGCGGGCCCGCTTATTGAGCCACCAGTTGACTGGGACGCCCGGACTAACTCAGGCGGTGGGTTCCATACCCCCGAGCTGCGGCAACTGTATCCGTTCGCTGTCCAGAGATCAGGGGTTAGGGCGGTCGCGCCTGCCGTGGTGGCGACCCTGAACTACTTGCAGCGGCAACCGTGGCAGATCAATGCGGCTGTGCTGGCAGCAGTTACCGAGGTGTCCCGCACGGTATCCATCCCCGGCATCCCTACCTCGGAGCCCCCGCCCCGGCCAGTGTACCCCGGCGACGATGCCTCCGAGGAAGCTAGTGCTGAGTTCAAGGTGCTGGCCCGTCGCTGGCACGCCGGCAACAAGGTCCGCGTGTCTCAGCGTATGCGGTCCCAGAAGGCGCTGAACGAGGCTCGAGACCTCGAGGCGCACGAGCAAATTTACTTCAGCTACTACGCGGACCACCGCGGCCGCAAGTACGCCAGAGCCGGATCAATCTCCCCACAGGGGTGCGATCTCGAGAAGGGGCTTATCCGGTTCGCCAATGGCAAGCCGCTGTCTACCCCAGAGGCGGTCTTCTGGTTCAAGGTGTACGGGGCTGGGCGGTTCGGGCACGACAAGCTGCCTCTAGCTGAGCGCGCGGCGTGGGTTGACTCCGAGGATGCCATGCTCAGGGCTGTAGGGGACGACCCAGTTAATCAGACCGGCTGGACCCTCGCTGACGAGCCAGTGCAGTTCCTCTCGTGGGTCCTAGAGTACGCTGAGTTCCGGAGGGACCCCGCTGGGTTCTTGTCGCGCCTGCCTATGGCTCAAGACGGCGCGTGCTCTGGCGTTCAGCACTATTCGGCCTTGCTTGCTGACGAAGTGGGAGGCGCGGCCGTTAACCTAGTTCCAGACGATATCAGGCAAGACGTGTACGCAGAAGTGGCGAATCGGACCACTGAAATCCTGCTGGCAGAGGCGCCCAGTAAGTTCCGGGATGCTTGGCTAGCGCACGGCATAAACCGCAAGGTGACTAAGCGCCCGTGCATGACCTTGCCTTACGGTAGCACACGGTTCAGTGTGGCGGACTTCATCCTGCAGGACTACGTGGTTCCAGTCAAGCCCCCTGAGATCGAGATGGCGGATTACCACAAGGCCAGCAACTACCTCTCGTACCGCGTGTGGCAAGCCATAGGCGACGTTCTCATTAAGTCGAGGCAAGCTATGGACTGGCTGCAGAAGTGGTCTCAGGACGCTGTTAAGCGCGGCCACACTGTAGTTTGGACATCCCCCAGCGGGCTCAGGGTTGTCAACGAGTACGGCAAGTTCAAGCGCACTGAGGTCCGGTCAGTTGCATTCAAGACGCGCATCTGCCTACAGCGCCGTATCCCAGGGCTGGACAGTAGGTCAATAGCGCAGGCCGTGGCCCCTAACTTCGTGCACTCCTTGGACGCCGCGCACGTGGACGCTGTCGTAGCCCGTTGCAGCGCGTTAGGGATGTCGGTGTCAGCCATTCACGATGACTTCGGGACGCACGCGGCTGACGTTCCTGCCCTGCACAGGATCATACGGGAGACGTTCGTGGCGCAGTACTCGGACACTGGTATGCTGCAGCGGCTGGCTGACAGCACGGGGTTCACTGTCCCACCACCAGAGCGGGGGTCGCTTGACGTGACCGCCGTACTTAACAGTACGTATTTTTTCGCCTGATACGGGCGTATTGTTACGGAGAATAAGGCATGGCAATAGCACCAGAGAAATACCCATCACCAGCGCAGTCTGTACCCATGCTCGGGTCCGCTCAGTACCGGGCTTTCGAGCAATCAGTGGCGCACTTACTCCGCCCAAAAGCAGACGCGGGAGAGGGCGAGTACGCCTTCATCTGTGGCGTCGAAGCAACCCTCCGCGCTCTGCGCAGCTTCCAATAAGGATATGACCATGAACAAAGAACTCCAAGACGCTCTGACTTTCCGTGAACTTCACTTCGGGCACGCCCCGGATGACGCTGACATCCTGAACTGCATCGGCCTCCCGTATGAGGAGCTGTCGTACAAGAATGCGTACGTCGGTGTGTTCGCTCGGGACTGCCCAGTCTATGGCGACAGCGCCTTGGCTGCAGTAGTGCTGTATCCGCGGACAGTCACGCATACTGGGCTGCTGGTGTTTGTTGACCCGGACTCGTCCGAGCAGTGCAGTGAGCTAGTAAACGAATTCGTTGCCCAGAACCGCGAAGCCATCCTTGAGGTCCAGCATGAGCTATCTGCCTGATCTGCGTAAGCTGACTGACGCTGAGTTAGAAGCGGCCCTAGCTGGGGCCATCGATCCTAAGACCCACGCTCTGGTAGCAGAGGTCCTCGCACAAGGGGACATTCGCCTCAGCGGTGTCTTAGCGGACGGGCAGCTTGTGCTCGCCATCATCGGCAATGGAGGTCAGGTAGCGGAGATGCACTTCGTACCGTTCACGGCCAAGTGCTTGCGGCTTGTTAAGTTCGCCCCGTACCTGGCTGGGATGTGCGGGGCCGAAGCGTTCTTCACGCACGTCCTACCGGATAGCCCGGCTGCTGCGGCCCTGACCCGAGTGCTACTCAAGGAGGGCTGGGAGCCGGTCCCGGAACACGAGGATTATTTCATGCAACTTTATGACATGTAGAGGTAACTATGGGCATCGAACTATTGATCGGTGCGTTGGCAATCGGTTCGTCCGTGGCCAGCGCACGGCAGCAGAAGAAGCAGGCCAAGGCGGCGGAACGCCGGGCCCGCAGTCAGGCTAAGCTTGCGGCCGTAGAGAACCAAGCATCAGCGGAATCAGCGCTGGCCCGTAACCAAGCCGCAGACGCCCTACAGCAGCAGGAGAGGGACCAAGCTAATCAGGCCGCGGACAACACCGCAGAGGTTGATTCGGGTGTCCGGCGGCGCACCCCGGCATCTCTGTTCCGGACTGGCTCGGCATCGGTTGGGTTCCGGCTATGATGCACGCCCCTCCCCGCATAGGCAAGGCGCGGTTTGACCACATGTGCTCTACTCGGACGTGCTTCGAAGACCGTCTGGAAGAGTACGCGAACGTCACCATCCCTTCCCTGTACCTCCCGGATTACATTGAGCACGAGGACGAGGCCGTCCAGAATGACTGGTCCTCCTTCGGGGCTCAGGCTGTTAATCACCTCGCTAACCGAATCATGCGGACAATGTTCCGCCCCGGCTTCCCGTTCTTTCGGATTGACCCCGGCAAGAAGGCCAAGGAGGAACTGGCCGCGGCTGGCATTCAGGATTCGCAGCTTAGAGAGTCCATGGTGGCCGTAGAGGCCGAGGCTATTTCCCTCTTCGAGCAGATGGCCATCCGGCGTGTGGTGTTCCAGGCCATGAAGAACCTTATCGTGCTAGGCAACGGGCTACTGATCGAGGAGAAGAAGGGCCTGCGCTTCGTCGGCATCCGGGACTACGCGGTCCGCCGCTCTATCTCGGGCCGAGAGGTCGAGATCGCCGTAAGAGAGCACGTGCTCTTCGACGAGCTAGAAGAAGAAGTCCAGATGGCCTTACCCAAGAGGGCACACGAGGGTCAAGAGCATTACGTCGACTTCGTCCAGCACTACCTTCGCAAAGGGGACCGCTGGGAGATGCGTCAGTACGTGGACGACACTGACCTCGGCGACGAGTTCGCCTCACACTGGTCTGTCGATAAGTTCCCGCTGCACGTCCTTGCGTGGGACCTGAGCTACCGCAGTGACTATGGTGCTGGCCTAGTCGAACAGAATTTTGGCGACTTCGCCTCTCTTTCCAGCCTAGCTGAATCAGAGGTTAAGGCTGCCGTGCTTGCTAGCGATTACCGCTGGGTCCTTGACCCGAACGCGACCAGTAACCTGCAGGATATGAAGGCGTCCCGTACCGGGGACGTCCTCTCTGGCAGGGCCAACGACCTCACATTGGTCTCCTTGGCAGGCAATGGCGCAGCACTGCAGGCGATCAACGCTTCGCTGCAGGCGGTCGTCCGCCGTATTGGCCAGGCATTCCTGATGCAGTCCGCCTCGACGCGCGACTCCGAGCGGACAACGGCAGCAGAGATTCGCCTCAATGCCGACGAGCTCGAGACCTCACTGGGTGGCGGTTATACCCACTTGTCTCAGATGTTACAACGCCCAATCGCAATCTACCTCCTGCGTCAAGCAGGCTACGACCCCACAGGGTCAGGCTTCGACGTGAAGATTGTAGTCGGCGTGGAGGCTATGTCCCGCACGCAAGACGGGCAGCTTATTCTTGCAGCACTCAGTGATGCCGCCACGGCTAGTCAGATCGACGACGTTACCCGCTCCCGTCTCCGGATGGGCGAGGTACTGTCGTCGATTTTTGCGTCTTACGGTATCGCTGCAAGTCGCTACGTCCTGACCGACGAGGAGTTCCAGCAGCAGCAGCAGGCTGCCGCCCAAGCGCAGCAGGCCCAAGAAGCAGCCCAAGCCGGTGTGCAGGCGGGCGCGGACATTGCAGTTAACGAATCACAGAGGCCGCAATGAGCGAACCCACAACCCCAGAAGTACCCGAAGCCCCCGTAACGACCACAGCACCGCTCCCCGCAGTAACTGACCCCGTCCTGGACTTCTCGCCCCCTCCCGCAGCGCCGGAGGAAGACGACAGTCCTGTTTACGAGTACGCCCCCACGGGAGACTCTGGCCTTGATATGGCACTGGCCTACGTGGGCGAGCTCGGTATCTCTGGCGAGGACCCTGCGATTGTAGCCGCGGCTACCGGGGACTTCTCTGCCCTCGAGGCCAAGCTTAAAGAGCTGGACCCAAAGGGCTACGAGCGCAACCTGCGATTAGCGAAAGACAGCTACGCCCGTGTTAAGGCGAATGCAATCGCTAAGGAAAAACCAACCGCTGACGCTGTCTTTGCAGCCGTCGGTGGTGAAGAGAATTGGAAGGCGATCCTCAAGTGGGCCCGTGAGAACGCG